AGGCTGGATAAGTGCAATCGCTACAAACATACTAATTGCTTCTACATGGGGAATCTTCAAACCTAATACGACTAAAGATCCAACAAGCATAAGACGCCACACCATCTGTCTACGCGCCTTACGAACAGCCTTATAAGGATCACCTAATATAATTGCTTGACCATGTAGTGCAAGGCTAAGCAAGTAGAGCACCATTATAAAAATGCCCCACAGCCATCCCCATACATAGTGTTGTAATCCGCATGCAACCTGTATTATTACACCTAAAAAGGCAATAAAAAAACAAGTCAGTAGCACGCGCACTATGAATTTTATATATTGATTCATACATACCTCACTACTTAACTTGTTTATATAACATATCCATAAAATTATATAAACCCTCTATTTTATTAACATATCCACATACTCAACTTCTAAAAGTTGAGCAACAGTTGAGCAACTATTCTAACTTTAAACGAATTATAACGAGCTTAATCCGCTATTTCTTCAATTTTATAAGATAGCATTAAATCGTCGATAAGACCTCTTACACCTTCCTCGTTATATTCTTTCGGATCGAGAATAACTTCAGCTATCCAGTCGGCTGTCCAAACGTAATCAACACCTTCAGGCCATTTGAAATCAGGAAATTCATCTTGCATATTGCACTCTTCCCATTGAGCCTTGTCCCATTTACCAATGCAAGGTGATTGGCGCATTTCTCTTTCTAAAATAAGCTCCCATGCTTCTTTATACGATTCTACTGTTCCCATTTCTCGATGTTGATTAGATGTACAATTAATCACTTTTAGCATTTTTATTTCCTCCCCGTATAACCGTTCCATAGCTTGTCTAGTTACTAACCAATTCTTGCCAGACTTTCTGTACTCCCCTGGTTTGAGTCCATTTTTAACACGGCCCCTACAATTCTGTTTTAAAGCGTCAGCTGTAACATTCCAGCGTTTTGAAGCTTCCTGAAGAGTCATAACATCGTTCAATTTCACTTAAATCACCTTCAAAGATATTAATAAATTATAAATAGATAATACTAAGGCAATAATCCCTATTAATAAAGTTATTCTTGTAATCATATTTATCAGTTGATATAATTAAGGGGAAGAGTGGAGCCCTTTCGGGCTCCTGTGGTTACTCTTTTGTAATTGCTGTAATCACCGCAGTCGCTAGTTGGATGATTGCTATTATTAAGGGTAGCCACTTTTTTAACTTCTTTAACCTTTTCTTACTCAACTTTTCACCTCCTTTCTACATCTTTATTATACCCTATATCGGGTATAATGTCAACAAAATAAATGCAATTTTCTACAAAAAAAAAGACCTTACCAAGTCATATTCCTGGTAAGGTCTTTTGCATTATTACTGTCAATCCATACGTCCGCCCTCGTATGGTAGGGAGATGTTTGGATCACCTCAATTCTTGGCCGCTAGGTATACAACAGCTCCGCCTAATAGGATGTTGAGCAACTTACTATTCCGTTGTTGCATCTTTACTTTCTGGAGTTCGCGAGTCTGCATCTCTAAGTATGCGTTGACTTTCGCCAATGATTCGCTTTGCATTGTCAGCGTTCGCTCTTGCTGCTCCAATGAGTTCTTGGCTTCGATTAATTGCGCCCTCTGTTCTTTGATTAGATTCATCGATTCGAGTAATTGTTCTTTCGATTCTGTCGTTGACATCTTGGCTACGTTCAATTGCTGTTCTAGCTCGTCGATTATCCTCAACTGCTCGTCGATTGTATTGTCTAGCGTTATCAACTTCTGTTGTAGCACGTTGTATTCCTGTCGTGTCAATATTACTTGCTCTGTCGGCGTAGAACCATATACAGGCAATGATACAAAGGATAATACAAATAAGAACAGAGATGTAATGAGCATTAATAAAGTTTTTGATTTTGTCATTCATAATACCTCCTAAATCACACTACCCCATTCTTGGGCATAATATTTAGCTTTACCACGAATTACATCTCCTCCGGAACCAGGAGTATCGCCCTCATGTACTGCCCATAAGTCCCATCGTTCACATGTTGTGGTAGGTCCGTATGGCTCGTGAGCATAATAACCGTCCATGTTATCGGCTGCCTCCGCATGTGTTAAGACATGCTCGATATCACATGGGATACCAAGGTCTACACATAACAAAGCTACTACTTGTGCTAAAGTTTCAATCTGTGTATCCGTAGGAGCATATTCGCCAAGATTATCAGTCCATTGAGCCCCATAGGCACAGTCTAAAGCAATACCTACTGCAGAACCATTGCGCATATATGTATGGTTTTTATGGTCTGTTAATTCGCCATCAACGTAGATGTTTCCATCTCTATCGATGTTAATATGGTAGTCATCAAATTGTTGGTTATACCTGCCTGCAGTCCAGTGCAAATAGATTTTATTGATTTGGCCTAAAGCTCTACGGCAATAATCGTTTAAGTCAGTAAGACTAACGAGGTGCATTATAATCACTCCTTTCTGTAATATTCGATAATGGTTGTATTTTGGGTTGTTCTTCTAACTTATCCGGGATACCATTATTATCCCTATCAACGCTAAGCCATAATAATCCCGTGAGTGATACAATCACGCCCGGGGCACCAAACATATGATCAATTAAGAATGCCCCCATTGTTATGATCCTATCGTTTGTGCTAGATATTTCTCCTAAATAAAATGAAATAGCATAAGTCATGGTTGCCAATATAATTGGCGTTAACATAATAAGTATGAGTATTCTCGCACCCCATACTAAAGTAGGGTGAATATTAGCAACACGAACCGCACTATATACGGATTTCAGTCGGCTCATGATTTGATATTTCATTATCAGTCACCCCCTATATCATCGGTATTAAGAGTGATACTTCTTCCTATCGGCATATTATTTAGAACTTGGATATGCATCAGTTCAGTACTCAGACTCTGAACTGTGGTTTCAAGGTTATTGAGCCTGTGAAACTTCGCAGCATCTCGTTCTTCCAACTTGACTAACTGCTTTAGTATTTCCTGATTACTTTTTGTTAATTCAGCGATACTGTTGATAGCATCGGATAACTTATCGTCATAGTCCTTACGCTGCTTATCCATACGTCGAGCCAAATGGTCATCTAATTCTTGCTTAACTGCGACTAGCGAAGTGTGTTCTAAGAACCACACCATCGCACGAAACGAACCCCTAAGGGCGGCCCAGATGACCCCCAAGAGGGTCACCCAAAATCCAATATCTGCAAAGTAGGCCGGAATTCCGAAGTCCATTAGCAATAATCTAATTTCGTCCATTTAGGCCTCCGCTTTCTCCCATTTCTCGTTATAAAGATTCCATTTTTTAGTATGGTCCGGATTGTAGACCTCTAATGAAATTTTTTGCATCATAACATTTCGTGGCGGATGAGATTCCTCGCTAACAGTCATTTTATTAACCCTAATGAGGTCATAAGATTTTAAATCAAGGTTATCATCTGCCCATACAAATGCGGGGATATTGATTACCGCAAGAGAACTGTTAACGAAAGCATCCCTATCAATATCAGTGGCCTTTGGCAAATTAATAATATTGTGGTCGGTTCCGACGAATGCTAATGCACCAACTTTAACAACGTTCGGGCATGTAAGTTCGCCCTCCAAATCGCTACGGCCATAGAACTGTCTAGCTGGAATTTCTGTGGCCGTTTCCGGATTGAATTCAACAAGACCTTTGATTTTAACAGTGTCAACGACATGCTCAATTAAGTTAAGGTATTCAAGATAAATATCATCTGCGCCATAAGGCTGAATTCTAATAGTGGCACTTCCAGATTGAATTTCAACAGCTTCTGCCTCACCTCTCACTCGAACTTTAAAGCCATCTTGCCCGGATACTCGAATTTCAGTATCCCCTTTTCTTGGTTCGTTAAATGTAAGTGGCGCATAAGGCTGTTCAGCCAACGCATGGACAATAGCAGTTAATATCGCTTCAAGGGTACCGCTATTAATAAGAATGTTCTTACCTTGAAGTGCTGATATAACTCCTGATAAGTTAGGCAGCTTTGCTTTTAAGGATTCCAACCACTCCTCCTCGGTTCCTACGAATCCATGTGCTAAAGCAATTTCATAAGCACTTTTTCCATTATCGCCTACCATGGTTGCTTTTACTTCCGCCTCTACTTTAATTGGACCTTCAAATCTTACTGGTAACACTTTGTTTTGCATAATACATTCCTCCTCTAATCATGCATGGCCACATCCTGAATTATGTTGACTACCCCCATACCCAGTTTGTAATATCGGCTAGGCTCCGATTCCTTATATGCAAAAGCATCATACACATGCTCACCAAAGGACTTAATTTCTAGGGTATCCTTTCCGGAAATATTGAATGTCGCAATCTTCCCAGATGCTACCCCTTGCACTTTAATAACAAGCGGACCGCTTGCTCGCTTTCGTATGGCGAATACTGACTTGAACCTTGTCAAATCCACATTGTCATCTTGGACAGCGTAGACTATCCCGAAATCCTCGCCAATGTTGAGGTCTATATCCTTTACATTCATTACTTATCATCTCCCTTAATTGAATGGAATCGTACCTTGTTTATCGTACCCGGTCACATCGACCACCAAATACTGAGATGTGGTTTTACCCGAGCAACCTACAGGATACGTGGTGACTGTATTCCAATCAATGAACTGATACGATTTCAGCGATACAGTACTCTCATCGTGAAATCTGAACGTTTGCCACACTCGCCCCGTGTGTGACTTTTTATCTCCATTATTGATATTTGGCCCCCAAACGGATACATCGATTACGGACATGGGTATAATTGCAACCTTAACGCCATATGACTTTGGATCACGGGCCATATCTGTAAAAGTATCTGGAACGTAGTTTGATAACTGGTTATACCAATCATGCGCATAGTGATCGATTATGCGTAGGTACCTGATGCGGCTATCATATATCACATCGTTCTGCAGATTGTAATCTGTTGCCCAAGACACTTTATAATATTTGTGTCGACCAAGAACTTGCAATGCCGTATTAGACTTACTACTTCCTACCTTATCAACAAATCGAATACGAGGCGTGTCTGCATTAGCCGTAACATCCTCGAAATAACCGAAGCAGTAGAACTTGATGCCAGCTTTTACTTCATCAACCATTGCTTGCGTTACCTTTTCGCCCGGCCTAATTACATCCACTACCAGCACCATTAATCGCTCACGACGTTTATGGACCCACTGAGCTGCGAATTCATATCCTTGTGGAACTGATACTGCTATAAGAGGCGCGTCACCATGATATGCGTAATTAGTGGCATAAAAGACCTGGATTACATTAGCCTCCCCCGCAATATATCCGTATTGGTATTTACTTGTAGGCACCAGCATAGGTGCATAAGCTACAGGTTTGAGCGGGATTTGAACCGTTGGCGTTATCCCCCTCATCGCCCCGGTGTAGAGAACTGCATCTTTTTGTTTAGGGAAACTAAGATATACTAGATTGTCATAGGTATCGTTTATAATCGTGACACCTTCTTTATTCTGGATGTTAATAAATTCCATACGCCAGCCACCCTTCATACGTAAGATCCTTAAATTGACGATTGATATTATATTCATCCTGGGACACTGCAAAGTAATATGTTATGATATTGCCCCTAACCTCTGCCACTAAGTACTGTCCCATGGCTGCAGCCCAGACATGTTGCCCAGGCTGCAATCCATTCACAGTAATTTGTTGACGTCGATTAGGAATGTCAGATACATACATCCGCCCCGCAATACGTGTGAGCCTTTCCTTGAGATTTAGTATGATATTGCCATTAGCGTCATAAGCTAATACATGCGGTTCCATAATACCTCCTACCAGCATCCAAGTTTAATCCGAGGGTTGTTATCGTCATCAAAGCCTGTAATAAGATTATCCTGAATCTCAACACGAGCACCGGTCTCTCTTGATCGAAGTAACCCGATTGTACCGGACACTGCCGATAAACTATCAACATGTAATTTGTCGGCAGTAACTGCGTTAGCCTGAATCATCTTATTAACAATGACATTATCATCGAACTTAGTTGCCCCAGTGATGTGAATCAATTTCCCCGCAATGTATACACCGGACTGACTGAGGTTAATGCGAGA